TGCCAAGAGCTCGTCACGGACGGCGCCCGATGCCGATCACACCAACGACAGGAGTGGAAGCGGCTCACCGCCGAGCGGATGGAAAGCCCGGAGTTCCGGGAGCACAAAAAGTTCTATGACTCGGCGCTTTGGCAACGGGTCAGGGCCGAGGTGCTCAGGCGCGAGCCTTGGTGCCGGGAGTGTCGGAGCATCGGCCGGCCCACACTCGCCCAGCTTGTCGACCACATCACTCCCATCAGCGCCGGGGGCGACAGGACCTCGGGCGGGAACCTCCAGCCGCTCTGCCATGAGTGCCACAACGCCAAGCGGGCGGGAGAAAGTAACCGATAGCAGTGTGACGCCTGTCTCTGCGTTTCCAATTAATCTACTTTTACTTGCACTTGCTGCTCAGTTCCGTCCGGTTTTTTTATGATGAAGTAACCTTTTTCTTCAATAGCGGTGGCCATCTGAATTGAAAGTTGGACTGTTTCGGTCTTCCTCCTTCCGTTTTTGACACCCTCAAGCTCAATTACCTTTTTTTCCTTATCAAGTCTGGCTGTTTCCACGTCGAATGCTGCTTCAATAAATCGCAGCACTGCGGTTCCAGCTACGATTGTCCAAACAACCGCCGACGTAAATTGGCTAGTGGTTATTAAACCACCCAATGCACATACTCCTACCGCAGATGCGGTAATTACCGTTGTATTTTTCATGCCCCTCTCCGATGGTGCCGGACTGATCTCTAAGATCACCATGTTCAATAAGGATTGACTCAAGTCTTGAAGCTGCAACTATGTGAAATCGTTGATGCAGATTTTAATAACAACTCTCATATGTTACAACGTAAAAATTAAGCAAAAAAGTTACCTGCTAACCCCCCGTACCGACCGCCTTTAGTGCCTAATTCGAGATGGTCACTCGCAAGTCGAATAGGCGACCCTTATCCGTTTTTCCGGCGAAAATATCCTTTAGAACCATCCCGATTTCCCTGGCCCGAATTAATGCTTCTGGTGGCAATCCTTTGATCGTCAGGCCCGCTCCCTTCATGTCACCTTGGCCCGACCAGCCGCCCTTCCTTGGCTTGTAGTCGATAAATTCAACTTCGATAAAGGAATAGGTCGTTTTTTGTTGCCACTTGCGATACGGAACCGTATCCGTTGATAGGGGATACCACACAACTACGGCTTCTTCCTTCTCAAGCAATGTTTGCACCTTTTCTGCTTCCATTTTGCCCTCCCAAAAAGGATCGCAGAAAACAAACCGTGCCGTCTGCGGCATATCGTGAGTAATCAGGTAGCCGTCACCGTTAGATACCTTGATTCGCTCAGAGATTCCTAAGTAACTTGCCACCTGTTCGTTCCCGATGTCTCTTCCGCAAATTGTCGCATTTTTCGAGGCAACAGCATCAACAAGGCATATCGAACCGGGGTAAACGCGATGATGAAAACTGACGCCAAGCTGGTTGCCGTAAAGACCGAGCCTCTGGTGATGGTCCGGCTGAATCAGTCCGATGCCCCAAGCTCTTTCTCCTGACCAATGCCCGGTTTTTGAGTGCAGCAAATCAAGAGGGTAATCGTAGAAGCCAGCATGAGTTTCGCAGTAAACCCAATTAGCCTTCTGCTGTTTGTCAAAGAATGAGACAAGTTCAGGAAGAATGGCGTGCTTCACAACATCGCCAATGTTGCCTGCATTTTTTCGCTGGTCGGCCATACGTCACCGTGGTACTCAGAATGAGGACTGGACAATGCGTCCAGAGGTCATTGGTCGTACAGATACGGTTTCAACCCGTTACCACCTAACTTTCAGGGTCAAAAGTTACCCCTCAACATCCCGAATCCACACGACTTTTTCACCCTTGAGATTCCAGACACTTAGCACCTAAGCCAAAAACCGCCCGCGCAACCACGCAGCATTGTTGACCCAAAATTCCCTAGTGGGATAGGGGGGTTGCATCGTAACAACCCCAAGGCACGGCGATCGCGCGTGTGGGCATCTGTACGCATCGGCACGTTTTAGAAAGGGGAAGTTCACCAAAACGCCTTTTGCTCATCGCGGGCCTTTGTGCGATATTCCTAGACATTCATGCGAGGACCACCACCAAAGCCCACGGCACTCAGACTCCTCAACGGGAACGCCTGCGGCCGCGCACTGCCCGATAACGAGCCCGTCACACCGGAGATCGACCCTGCGCCGCCCGAGTGGCTCGACGACATGGCGAAGGGATTTTGGAACGAGGTTGTCGGCATCGTCCAGTTGATGCGGGTGGCCCAGCAGTCCGACCGCACCGCGCTTTCCCTCCTGTCCGTCTGCCTGGCCGAAGCCCGCAGGGCATCCGAGATGCTTCACATCGAGGGTCGAACCATGGAGTTTGAGAGCGGAGCTCGGCAGGTGTCGCCGCACTTCTCAATCATGACCAAGGCTATGGCACAGGCGACAAAGCTCATGGCCGAGTTCGGGATGACTCCCGCCAGCCGCACTAGGGTCAAGGCGATGGTGACCAAGGAAGGGCTCGACGATTTTGAAAGCTACCTGAGCAGAAGTGGAACCAAGCCGAAGTGAGCACCCGGTCGAGCTCTATATCCGCGAGGTTTTGAGCGGCGAGACGGTCGCCTGCGGGTTTGTCAGGATGGCGGTCAGGCGGCACCTGCGCGACCTTGAGCGCCAAAACACCGAAGCCTTCCCATACTACTTTGACCCGGACGCGGGGCAGCATGTGATCGACTTCTTCCGTTACTGCCGCCACTTCAAGGGCGAGTGGTCGGGACAGGTCATCCGGCTTGAGCCCTGGCAGCAGTTCATCCTCTGGGTGCTTTTCGGTTGGAAGAGGTCGAAGAACGGCTACCGAAGGTTCCGCCTCGCCTACATCGAGGTCGCCCGCGGCAACGGCAAGAGCGTCCTGGTGGGTGGTATCGGGCTGTACCTTCTGGCCGCCGACGGCGAGCGAGGCGCCGAGATTTACAGCGCCGCGACCAAGCGGGACCAAGCGAAGATCCTCTTTGATTACGCCCGCGAGATGGTCCGGCAGTCGCCGGAGCTTTCCTCGATGATCGACAGCTACCGAAATAACCTGTCGGTCGTGGCTACCGCCTCCAAGTTCGAGCCGCTAGCCTCCGACGACAAGAAAATGGACGGGTACCGCATTTCGGGCGGGCTGATTGACGAGCTACATGCGCACCCGACCCGAGGCGTCTACGATGTCATCGAGACGGGGACCGGCGCTCGACGACAGCCGCTCATCATCTGCATCACGACGGCCGGCACACCCTCGCCGAACTCCATCTGTCTGGAGAAGCGCAATCAGGCGGAGAAGGTGCTGACCGGCGTCCTTGAGGACGAGACCTTCTTTCCAATCATCTTCACACTCGACGAAGGAGACGACCCTTTCGACGAGTCAAAATGGGCCAAGGCGAATCCTAACCTTGGGATTTCGGTCTCGCTGGAAGATGAACTGCGTCCGAAAGCCCTGCGCGCCCGGGAAACTCCCTCCGCCCAGGCGAACTTCAAGACCAAGCACTTGAACATCTGGGTTTCCTCCCGCTCCCGCTGGGTTCCGGTTGAGCGTTGGGACGCCTGCCGGGAAGATTTCTCGCCGGCGGAGCTCATCGGAAAGGAGTGCTTCGCCGGGCTCGACCTCTCGACGACGACCGACATTTCCTCGCTGGTGCTGGTGTTTCCTTGGGAGAACGACACCATCCGGGTGCTGCCGTTCTACTGGGTGCCGCTGGAGAACGCCGACCTTCGGGCGCGGAGGGACAGGGTGCCCTACCCCGCTTGGATCTCGGCCGGCAACATCGAGGGGACGCCGGGGAACGTCATCGACTACGGCTTCATCAGGAAGAAAATCGTCGCGCTCGCCGATGTCTACAAGTTCCGGGAACTCGCCGCAGACCCGTGGAACGCCACGCAGATTCTCCAGCAGCTCCAGGAGGAGGACGGCCTGCCCGTGCTCGAGATGCGCCAGGGCTTCGCCTCGATGTCCTCGCCGATGAAGACGCTTGAGGCCCTCGTGATGAGCCAGAAGCTCCGGCACCCCGGCTGCCCGGTGATGCGGTGGATGTGGGACAACATCAGCGTGAAAATGGACCCGGCGGGCAACGTGAAGCCGGACAAGGAAAAATCCGCCGAGAGGATCGACGGCGTCGTGGCGATGGTGATGGCGGTCGGACGGGCGGCGCTCAGGAAGCCTGAGGCGGCCAACCCCTACGAGGCCGGGGGGCTGTTTGCGTTGTAGGCCACTGGGCTAAAAACTTTCAATAGTCACGCTTCCACTGTCGTCAGAGAAATAGACGCCTTTGAACGACATTTTCACGGATGTGTTGCAGAGGTTGAAAGTTAGCTTGCAGGTCACACCACCCCGGTGACTATGGATGGCGCCGGGTTTATTTATTACTTCAGTTTATCTATGCGCTTGATCGCATCATTAATGGCCGGAACATCAGCGTCGAGAGTATCAAGCTGCTTAGTGAGCGACTTTCGCACTCGATTAATGCCATTGCGAGCAGCCGTGTAGTTAGGCGAGGGCTTGTCCGGATCGTGATCGACTGACGCCTTCTTGAGAGACACTTCCAGCTTATCGAGTTCTGCCAGAGTCTTGCTCAGGACTTCAGCAGCAGACTCCAGCTTGACAGGTGCTGCCTTGGCTGGCTTTGGAGCGGTGGCAGGTGGCATAGGGGCTGCCACAATAGCCTTGGGCTCCGGATCAGGCTTCTCAATGGGTGCCGGGATAGGTTTCTTGTCGTTGATAATGTCCCACATGCCTTCGACTCGAAGGATTTGAGTTCGATCTGACTTGTCTAATAAAACCCATAGCTCGTTAAGCTGATCGGCCAGGTCTTTGGTTTGCGTCTGCTTTTTGGCTGCAGCCATTGCGTGCGCAGCCTTTACCTTCTGCACTCTGATCTCTTGGATAAGGCCCAGCGTAACCTGCGGGCCGGGATTGTCTGCCAACAGACTGATTCTTGTTTTTAGATTAATCCTCATCCATCGGAGCTTCTCGATCAGTTCGAAGTCGTCTGCCGGTCCCTGATCTATCTTTGGTGGAATCGGGGCCGCTTTAGGTGGATCGGCACGAACAGGCCTCTCGATGGCTTCGGCCTGAGCGGGCAGATTTACTATCTCGACTTGCCCGCTCCTGCATCCTCTGGCTGCCAGTATGGCGAGAGTAAAGCAGATAACTGCCAGTCCGATCTCAAAGGCAAATGAAAAGTGATTGACGAACCGGTCTTCTTTTAGTTCTCTTCTGTCGACTTTCCTATTCTGCTCACTAGCAATCCTCTGTCTCTCTTGCGTAATGGCTAGCTGTGCTATTTTCGCAGCGGTTCCAGCCTCATAGCGACCTTGCTGGCGAGCGGCATCAATCGGATCAATCGGGTACTGACACTTGCCGCAGCAAAGATCTTTTTCTGTCGCTGGTGGCGCTTCGAGATCCATCAGGGCGCTGCACTTCGGGCAGACATATTCAAACATGTTTGTTTGTCTCCGCTCAATAATTTGACACTGCTCATCTCCACCAAACAGGGTATGACAGAGATTTTACGAGTCAACTATCACCACTTTTCGACAACGGCCTCGCCCCTTAACTTTGAGATTGTTGAGACTCGATTCTGACTTACCAACAAACATTGTAAGCCCCCGAAAGCAACTCCAGTATAAATTCCTCCTTCAAAATACAGTCTTATTCTTCCCAGAAACTGGTGGACTAACCCTCCTGCTATCACAACGCCCCCCGGTTGGGGCATACTTCACGGTGACACCCCCTAACTTCTTGACGGCTGGATGAGACTCTTCGGGCTTCAGGTCCCCTTCACAAAGCGAAACGAATCCAGGTCAGCCCCGTCAGTCGCCGACGACAGGTGGTTCACCCCGTCGCCCTTCGTGTTCTTGGGAGGCGAGGGCAAGGTCGTCACCCCGGAGTCGGCGCTACAGTTCTCGGCCGTCTTCGCCTGCGTGAAGATCATCTCCGAGACGCTCGCCTCGGTACCGCTCATCGTCTACCGGAGGCGCTCCGATGGCGGCAAGGACCGCGCTTCCGAGCACCCGCTCTACAAACTCCTGAGAAACCGCCCCAACCGCATGAAGATGTCGGGGCTTGAGTTCCGGGAAATGCTCACCGCCCATGTGCTTCTCTGGGGTAACGCCTACGCCCAAATCCTGCGGAACCGTAACGGCGAGCCGCTGGAGGTCTACCCGCTACATCCGTCCAGGGTGCGCCCGGACTTTTCCCCAACCGGAGAGCTGGTTTATCTCGTGCGGACCTCCGACGGCAAGGAGACCGTCCTCTCGGCCGACGAGGTGTTCCACATCCGCGGCTACCGGGACTCCGGCCACG